GGTCGGAGATTTAATTAGGAGAGCCGAAGATTTAATTGATGAAACTACAAACTCATCATGGAGAGAAAATTTGGTGGAAAATGAATTCCATGATTTTGATTTTGACGATAAATTTAGAAGTTACTATTCCGATTATGTGGGTAAAATTAGACTAGAAAATGAGAATATCAGAAAAATTATCCGTATTGCTACATGGGAGGGTAGTGAATATAAAGACCTCGCTTCAGCCGTAGCAACAGTTACAATTAGCGATTTCACAAATGTTACAAGTGTAACTTTAACAGCAGGTGGAACAACGTGGATATTAACAGCAGGAACGGGAACAGGGCAGTTTAACAAAACTTTTGGTAAAAGAACCACCGCTATGGAATTGTGTTATTTGATTAACGAACAACCACCTAGCATTACTGCACCATTCACGGGTGCTACTACTAATAAATCACTCTCTTCTAGCGGAAGTAATATTTCCGATTTCTTTTATGCTAATTTAGAAGAAGACGAAACAGTAACAATTGTATCTTTATTGCCAGGTTCTGATGGACAAAATTGCACAATTGCAGTTAGTGGTTCTGGTATTAGTAAAACAGATTTTACCGATAAAGAAGAATATGACAGAAATCAAGATTGGTGGGATATGCGAGATACGGGCGACATTTTCTTTAGAACTGATTATCCAATCAGAAGAAAGCATTCAATTAAAGTTACATACACATATGGTAATCAAAGAGTCCCCGCAGTTATCGAAGATGCGGCTACTAAATTAGTGGCTTGCCTCCGACGATTCATATGTTCTATTGGGTAACGATTCTACAAATGGTATGGACTTGAAGAGTAAGTATGATACCTATAAGGCCGATATTGATAAGATTCTAAAACTTAAGAAAAGAGTTATTTATTATTTGGATGGTGATTGATATTTGGCAAAGTGTAATTGTTAGTAAATCTTCTAGAAGTAGAAGATTAAACAAATTAATGCCTGTTAAAGAAATTTTCTTAGAAACTTTAGAAGAAAACCTTAGCCTATTTGGTAAAACATTTAAACCCAAAGATTTAACTAATGAAGAATTTAAAAGAAAATTAGAGGAAAACATCGAGGAACTAAGACCCCAATATGAAAATGTAAATAAGAATACTGTTACTGCTTTTATGAAAAGTAGATATGATAATTTTATTATTCATAGAGCGAGTAATTTTATTGAAAGTTCCAATTTACCAATTATTGTTGATAGAAGTGGGCAAACATCTGCTTTTATTGTTGATTATGAGTTTGCAAAAGAAGACTGGAGAAAAAAAGTTAGTGAAGATTTTAGAGAAACTTCCGATGAAATGATGGCTTTACAGCAACTACTTTTTTATATGGAAGAATTACTTAAGATGCTAAAGAAACCAAATCCAGATATTGAAGAGATGATAAGATTTCTAGAATATAATGTAGAAACCATGAGAGAGGAATATACATGAAGTGGCAAGACATACTACAAAAGAAAGGTAAGGCTCGTCGCAAAAAGGGTTCAAAGCGGGCTAAGAAAAAGAAAAGTAAAGTCAAGCGAGATGCCTGTTATTACAAAGTTAGAAGAAGATATAAGAAATGGCCCTCCGCTTATGCTTCTGGCGCATTAGTTCAATGTAGAAAGAAGGGGGCAAAAAACTGGGGTAATAGTAAAAAGAAGTGATTACCATGATTGTTTCTACACCTTACGTTGAATGCTATGTTAAGAAATCTTTTCTTTCTGGACAACCAATTTTTAGAAAAGATGAAACCATATTTGGGGTCATCAAAGCGATTCGTTTTATTCGCAACCGTGCGCCATTATTCGTAGTATACTTTCCATCAATAGGCGCACTATATGACAAGGTAGACCAATGTTCAATTTTTATTAGAGAAGAAACACCACAACAACAAATCACAATGAATGATGTTGGGTGGTGGGATTCCATATCAGATAATTGGCAAATGGTTCAAATTGAGGGACTTAGAAACTGCACTATCTTTATGAAGAATAGAAAGGGAGTACCAAAGAAAGGTAATTATTTGTGGACCTGCGACCCTTTACCAGAAAGAAATGTAGACTATGGACTTTCGCAGGTATGGAATGAACATAAGACAAAGACATTTTTCTTTGACGAAAAAACAGGCGTTTTGTGTAGTGGTCCAAACAATAAGATTAAAATAATAGATTCAAGTTTATCACCATTAGAGATGCACGATACGTCTTGGTTAAGAGTTTATAATGACCGAGATTATCCCGACAGAATCACAATGGAAGATGAAGGGCGTTTTGGCGACACAGAAGAATGGAGTTATTAATATGTGGTGGGATGTAATTAAAAATAACGAGGCTAGTGAAGCGTTATTAGTAATTCTGAAAGAATCTCTTGTAACTACAATACCATATCATATAGAAACAATGGCACGGATGAATAAGGCTTTAGGTGTACCCGTTAATTATAAAGAAATAAGAGATGCTTTTGCTAAAACTTGGAATAACGCTAAGGAGGTAGTTTCTTTAGATGAAGGATTTAGTAGAAGATTTATAGGAGATGGCTATTCTCTTAATGAAGTAAATTGGAATTATATTACTAAGGAAATAATGAAAATGTATGACAACATTATTGATAATATGTGAGGTGAAATTATGGAAGATTGGTTTGATATTATCAGTAAAAAAAGTAAAGCCCGACGAAAGAAGAGTTCCAAAAGAACTAAGAAAAAGAAAAGGCGAAGTGGCGATAACTTTAAAAGAGAAAAGGATGAGGGATTACATGGATGGTTCTCAAGAAGAGGCGGTAAGCAAAAGAAAGGCGGTAAAACCCAAAGTGGTTGGATTGCTTGTGGAACTTGTAACCAAAAAGGAGGACCAAAACCTTGCGGTAGAGCAGATGCATCTAAGGGAAGAAAAAGAAGATGTAGACCTACTTGTGCCGCTTGTAAAACATATAAAAGAAGGAAGGGTTCACCATGAGTTGGGAAATAATATTAAAAGAAATGGCTTGTCCTAGAGCCACAAAGGATTTAAAATTGAATACTAAAAATAGAGATAGTGCCATTAAAGCGGAACATATTCAATATGGACCGCTAAATCTATCGGATGAAGATTATTGGGTAAAATACGCTAAAAGATGGGGACCAACGACCTCAGCAGAAGAAGCAAAAAACTCAAATTGTAGTAATTGTGTAGCCTTTGATATTTCTCCTAGAATGAAAGATTGTATGCCTTTAGAATTGGATGACGATGGAGAATTAGGCTACTGTTGGATGCACGATTTTAAATGTCATTCTGCTAGAACTTGTTACACATGGGCAAAAGGTGGCCCAATTACAGATGACAAAAGGTCAAAGGAAAATCAAGAGAAGGGGGAACAATAATGTTATGGAAACATGTTATTAAAAATGATAAACCTATGTTTAGATTAGGAGCAACTGGAAGAAAAAAATTATCTCTAGAAATGGAAAAAGATATTGAATATGTTGTTAATTTAATGATGAAAAATCCAGAAAAGATTGCAGAATTTAGGGAAAGACTTGAAGAAATTCTAGAAGAAATAAAACAAGTTCCCACAAAACCCCGAACTGGTAATATAGAATTTGTAAATTGAGGTGATAAAATGTGGTGGAATGTTATTAAAAATTTAGACCCTGTTGGACAAGAAGATGAAGACATTGACAACGATGGCGATATAGATGATACTGACGATTATCTGCGTAATAGAAGAGAAACTATTAGTGAAGCGGTAAAGGCCGAACTAAAGGGTGATTGTGGTTGTGGCTGTAATTCCTGCGACGAAGAAGAAACTGTCTTTAAGGCTAAGAAAAAAAAACCTGAAATTAAGCGTGTAAAGGGCGGGGTAATGTATCGAGGTGAAAAATTTCCAGGTCTAAATAAACCAAAACGTGCGCCTAAAGGAAGTAAGAAAAAGTATCGAGTATTGGCTCACCAAAAGGGTAAGTATAAAATTGTATCTTTTGGCGCAAGAGGTTACAAGGATTTTTTACAACATAAGAATAAAAAACGCAGGTCTAACTTTAAGTCAAGACATAACTGTGATGAGAAAAAGAATAAATTGACAGCAGGTTATTGGGCTTGTAATTATAATTGGTGATACTATGAATTGGTGGTCTATTATTAAAAATCTGGAGAAGATTAAAACCTCCGAAGGTAATAATCTGAGGGTTGTTGATGTGGGGAGATTTCAAGATACTCTAAGAACCATGTTAATATCCCATCTAGTACCAGATTTAGATAGAGCAGGTAGAAGACAAAAAATCGCATTCAAAGATAAAATGGTTACAGATACCATTTATGAATTTACCATGTCATTGAAACCTAGAAGTTTAGGTGGTTCTAGAGTTTATTACACATTTGTTTTAAGAGAAAACGATGAGGGGGATTATGAATATGTTAGCGTTGCTGGGCCAGAATTATTACTAAGACGAAGTGATGTTGTTGAAAGTGAATATCAATTAATGAAAGAAATTTACGACGCAGTTGGAAGAATAACTTATAAAGAAGCACCGCCTAAAGTTGATATTAGAATCAAAACGGAAGACGAAAAAACATTAAAGGATGTTGCTAGAGAATTAGAACAAGCAAATCCAGGTTATAAATATGACTTTGAAAAGCGTGGTTTAGTTAAATTACCAAAAGATGAATATGAGAAAGACGTTGCTACTACTACACAAAATGATATTAAACAAAGTGTTAGCACCCTTGAAGAAATAATGGAAAGAGAAACGGGCTTGGGTATTGAAGCCTTTATCAGAGAATTGAGGGGAGATTAATGGTAGATTTAAAAAAAATGCGTTTAAGGTTAGAACAAGTTAGAGATGAATTGGAAATTGACCTTGAAAGAATTATTAGACAAAACGAGGAATTAGAAGAAATTAGTGAAGAATTATTGGGGGAAAAACTAGCAGACGAAATTGTTGAACAAGTTGTTGAGCAAGAATTTGTAGCCACAATTACCCGTAGAATAAAGGAGGCCTTTGAATGAGTTGGAAAAAACTATTGAAAAATACATTTCCAGATGAGGGAGAAAGTGTAGAGGAATTTATGGAAAGAACGGGGACAGACCCTAAAATTGTTAATCCAGATAGACCTAGAGGTTTTAGAAATAGAGAGCGTAGAGTGCCAGAAAATGTAGCCCTACAAAGACAAAAGGATAAGGCTATTGATACTTTTAAGTCTTTTATAGAAAATAATTTTGCATATTCTAAGAAAGTAGCATTGGAAAATTTTGATGAGGATGTATTTCAATTAAATACTATACAATATTATGAATATATTTTACCAAATTTTATGTCGGGACAAATGGTAAGTCCTACTGAAAATTACTTAGATAACGCAGTTATAAAGGAATGTTTGAACTTCATAAGTAAAATAGGTCGGGGTTATAAACTTATTGATAGCGGAATAGTTACAGAAGAAATGCTTAGTGATAATGATGAATTTAATATTGATTCTCTTCCTCATTTTGGGCTATTATATTCTTCAACATTTGTTTCCTTTGTTAGAAAAAACTTTAGCAGTAAAATTTTTATAAGTGATTTAGTTGGAACTAATTCAATACCGACTGATTTTCCCGATATTACACACGAAGAATTAATGGCGATGATTGATGCCATGCCAGAATTTAAAGAGGCTTTAGATATGGTAGAAAATTATATTGTTAATAGCCTAAATAGACTATTGATAAATAGCGAAGCGATGGCGATGACTGCTACTCTTAAAAACTTATACGTTCCTGAAGATAATAATAACAAAGGCGGTTATAGGTATGATATAATGTTTGCTAAAGGAGATAATAATGTAAGAAGTATTTTAGACTCCTATGAAAATTTAATGAGATTGTTTAACATTAAAGTGGAAGTAAAAACAGAAAAAGGAGTCCAACAAGATTTTTCTGACTATCGAGAATTTAATAAAGTGTTTTCTCTAAAAGATTGGGAGTTAGCCGATTTTGATATGGATAAATTTACGGATTTAGTGGAAAAGTTATCAGAAATTGACCCTAGAGAAAATGAAACAATAAGACAGACAAGAAATAGAAACATGACTACTCAAGAACGAGAACTTATGGAACAAATGATGAGAGAATATCTAACGGTATCTGATACAATGGGTGCAGGGGGGGCGCAAAGAACTTTATTGGCAGATTATGGGCAAGAAATGTATGATACATTTAGAGATTATATGGATAGTCAAGATGAAGATGAAGATAACCCCAGTCAAGATACACTTTATCGTATTAATAATGTATTTCAAGAAGGTATGTTGGGAGGGGATTCGCCCATTAATGTTTATAGAAGATTAGAAAGAGAATATGGGCGGGGTGTTTTGTATCAAGCATTTATAGAATATACTGATAGAAACCCAT